CGCGACGAGCATGTGCGGCCCCTCGTCGAGCCCCTCGACCGTGAAGCGGCCATCGGGGTCGCTCGTGCCCTGCCCCGACGGGTGCAGCCCGCGCGCCTGCCGGTACGCGGAGACCACCGCGCCCTCGATCGGCGCGCCGCGACCGTCGACCACCACGCCCGACAGCGACGCGTCGGACGTGACGCCCTGTGGGGCGCCCACGAGGACCGCCTCACCCGCACGCTCGCGGCCGAGCACGAGGGCGCGGTCATCGACGCCGTGCTCGCCGGCCGCACGGTCTGCGACGAGGTCCTGTGCGACTACCCGAACCTCGACGAGCTTCTGCGCGAGGTGGGGGGTCAGGCGGCATGAGCACCGAACGTCCGATCCTCTTCTCGGGTCCGCTGGTGCGGGCCATCCTCGACGGTCGCAAGACGGTGACGCGGCGGCTGCAGGGCCTCGACGCCATCAACCTGCACGTCCCCGGCTTCGCCTACCGTCGGCGCGCCGACACGACGCCAGCGCCCGATTCGTGGCGGCACGTCGGGGCGCACAGGCGCGACCCATCAGTGCATCTGTGGATGCCGAAGGGCTACACGGGCGCCGACGCCGCGGCCTGCCCGACGCTTCGCTGCCCGTCTGGCGCCGGCGGCGACACTCTGTGGGTGCGCGAGACGTGGGGGCTGGCCGGCGACGTGCCGATCTACCGCGCCGAAGCGCCGGTCGGGCGCGAGGACACCGTGCGCGAGCTCCTCGACGACGGCCGCTGGCGCCCGTCCATCCACATGCCGCGCGAGTTCGCCCGGCTCTTCCTCGAGGTGACCGACGTGCGGCCCGAGCGGCTGCAGGCCATCACCCGCGAGGACATCCTCGCCGAGGGCGTGGGCATCCCGGCGCTGTCCACCGAGCTGCTGCGCGAGGCGTGGGTCGACATCTGGGACAGCATCTACGGCGCGAAGCCCGGCCAGTCATGGGCGGACAACCCGTGGGTCTGGCGCGTGGCCTTCCGCGTGCGGGAGGTCCGCCGGTGATCGACCACGGCTACATCCGTGTGCATCGGTCCATCTGGAGCCATCCGGTGCTGCAGGACGATGCGCCCATGACCCGCGCCGAGGCGTGGATCTGGATGCTCGGCCGTGCGTACTTCGCCGAGGGGCGTGGCCTCGTCCGCGGGCAGCTCGAGGCGAGCCACGCGCAGCTCGCCCGCTCGTGGCGATGGGGCAACCGGCACGCGGTCCGACGCTTCCTCAACGCGCTCGTCGCCGACGCGATGATCACCTGCGAGGGGTCGGTCATCACGGTCCTGAACTACGACCGATACCAGGCCGACGCGGTCCCCGAAAGCGCGCGCAGTTCGCGCGCAGATTCCGCGCAGATGGCGCGCAGTTCGCGCGCAGATTCCGCGCAGGCCGATGCCGATGAGCACTGCGCATCCGGCCCGGGCGCGCGCAGTTCGCGCGCAGATTCCGCGCAGATGGCGCGCAGTTCGCGCGCAGATTCCGCGCACACTAAGAAGAAAGAGATCTCTCATAAGAAAGATCCATCCCCCCCTACCCCCCCACGCAGCCCGGACCCTCCCGGGCAGCGACGGGGCACCGCCGGGGTGGAGGAGGGGGGATCCCATCCCTCGTTTTCGACCGGGGTCATGGCCGACCTCGGCGAGTGCCGAGCCGCCGCCGCGACGGACGGGCGCCCGGCCCGGCTGTGGGTCCAGTTCGACGGCCAGCCGCCCGTGTCGGTGACCGAGGCCATGCGCGCCGGCGGCTGGACCTACGTCCCTGACCGGCGCCTCTGGACCGTCGAGCGGACCGACGCCGCCGACGAGCTCGCCGCCCGCATCTTCGGCGCACCGGTCGACCCGCCGTCGTCGACCCTCGCCGCGACGCCAGCGACGACGTCGACAACGATTGCGACGACGTCGAGCCCGTCGCCGACACGACCATCGGCGCCGCCCCTGTCGCCGCTGCCGGGTGTGACTCCGCCGCCATGGTGGGAGTCTGTGACGGCCCGACTGGCCGACGGTGCCCCCGAGCAGCTCGCTGGCGACCTGTCCACGCTGCGACTCGCCGGCTGGCGGGCCGACCGGGTGCGACTGCAGACCCCGGACGAGCTCGCCGCCCTGCTCGTCGAGAAGAACCTGACGGGGCTGCTGTGCCGAGTCGCCACCGAGGCCGCCGGCCGCGACGTCGCCATCGACGTTCGCCACGTCGACCCGGCCGACGCCACGACCACGACGGAGCCGCTCGCCGCGGCGGGAGGCATGCGCTGATGGCACCCCCTGTCCGCCGAATCCGGGCCGTCATCTGGGGTGACGACGGCCGCCCGTACGACCTGCTGACCTGCGGCCACCGAGTCAGCCACGACCCTCTCGCGGTGCACGGTCGGCAGTGTCCGCACTGCGAGCGCCGACGCCGAGAGCGGCGCGTCGGCCTGAACGACGCCCTCGAACGGATGCTCGAGCAGGCGATCGAGCGCGGCAGACGAGCCCGGCTGCAGCGCGAAGCCGCGGCCAACCCGGCACCCAACCATCACGACGACGACGACGGCCGCGAGGCCGCATGACCCAGAGGACCCCCATGGAGAACCCGAGCTTCCCCACCTGCGACCACCAGTCGCTGACTCTGCCGAGCGGCCTGACCATCGAGAGCACGCTCGTCACCCCGAAGCGCTGGACGGCGCAGGTACGCATCGAGCTGCTGATCGGCGTGGGCACGGCTGTGCTCGAGTCGCTCGAAGAGGCGGCGGCAGTGCATGCCCTGCTTGCCATCCACGACGCCCGAATCGCAGCATGGGAGGCCGAGCGCGACGAGGCCGAGCGCGAGGCCGCACGAGCCAACGACGAGAAGATCGCCGAGTGGCGCGCCGCCTGCGAACGGGCTGTCGACCTCGGCCAGCCGGAGCCCCGGGCGCCGAAGCCGGTCGCCGCTCGCATCCCGGACCACCCGGAGCCGCGCAAGCAGCGGGTGACCGTCGACTCGCTGCGGTCGACCCCGAAGGACGGCGTGCCGGTGGACCTCGTCGTGCAGCGGTCGACGAACGACGACGGCATCGTCGCGGTGACGTTCCTGCGCGGTCAGCTCTGCTCAACGCCTCGGCTGCTCATCGAGGGCTCGGCGGTGAGCCTGCAGGCGAAGGTGTCCACGGCGCTGACGCGGGAGGACCTGCTCGAGCTGGCCGCGGTCATGAACGGCCAGCTGATCGTGACGTCGGCGAACGCGCAGGTGGACCTCACCGAGGGTCTGCGGAGTGCGGCGGCGAACGTCGTCGACTTCTGCGAGCGGCACAACGCGACGATCGAGGTGGTGCGGTGAACCACGGCACCCTCATCGCCCACGGCAGCATCGACGGCCGGATCGTCCCGTACGTCCGGCGGCCGAACAAGACGTCGCGCACCTGCCCGCGCGCCCGGAAGTACCACGCAAGCCAGAACCGCATCGCGTGGTGCCTGCGCGCCGGCGTCGGGCCGGGACAGCTGCCGACGGGATTCGTCGTGCGGATCGTCGTGCACGTCCGCGGCAAGCAGCGGGGCGACGTCGACAACTACGCGAAGGCGGTGCTCGACGCCGCCCAGCACGGGCGCCTGTGCGCCGACGACAGGGAGTGCCTCGGAGTCGAGGCGTATGTGCGGACGGAGCAGGGCTTCGACCGCGTGGACTGGTGGATCTTTGCGCCGGCGGATGATGCCGGCGGGGAGCATGCAGCATGAAGACGACCGTGGAGGCCGCCGCCGCGGCCATGCGCCGCGAGCTCGGCGCGCTCATCACCGAAGCCCGCGAGCAGCTCGGGCTCGACCGTCGCACCGTCGCCGCTCGAGCGCGGTGCATGGCGTCGACCGTCGCTGGCATCGAGAACGGCTGGCCTGTCAGCCTGGGCTACGCGCAGCGCATCATCGACGCGCTCGGCGTCGACGTCGCCGACCTCGTCGGTGGCGATCCGGGCCCGGTGCCGCTCTCGGAGCGGGTCAGCCTCGCGATGCACGAGGTGTGGAGCCTCCCCGTAGGCGCGCCGGCCCTTCGCCGTGTCGGTGGGGAACTGGGAGCCAGCCGGGTCAAGGCGGTCGCTCGTGGCTCCGCGGGCACGATGCACGACGCGTCCGTCCTCGCGGTGGCGATGGGAGGCTGGGCCGCGGTGCTGTCGTCGCCCGACGTGCCGGTGGTCGAGCTGGCGGAGGTGGCGTGATGCCCATCAAGCCCGAGAACCGCGACCGGTACCCGGCCAACTGGCCCGAGGTCCGCGCCCGCATCCTCGCGCGTGCCGAGGTGGACCGCGTCCCGCAGTGCGAGATGACGCTACCGGCCGGCGAGGACCTGCCGAAGCCCGTGCGCTGCGGCGCGCCGAACGGTCTGGAGATCGACCGCAACGGGTTCCTCTGGTGGGGCGAGCCGGGAGGCACGCGCGTCGTGCTGACCATCGCCCACCTCGACCAGCAGCCCGAACACAACGACGACGCGAACCTGATGGCCCTCTGCCAGCGCTGCCACCTCACCTACGACGCGACGTGGCGTCGGATGGAGAAGGAGCGGGGCGAGGCGCCGACGGTGGACGAGTGCATGACCGAGTGGCGAGCGCGCTACTCGATGGGGGGATTCTGATGACGATGACCGAACAGGAGTGGACCGAGCTCGGCCAGCGTGCCGCAAGGGCCGTCCCGCTCGAACGGTGGCCCGAAGGGGCGAAGCTCGTCGATCGACACGGCCAGTGGATTCGACTGCTCGACGTCGACGAGGAGGGCGACCGTTGGGCAGTGACGTGGGAGGGCGAACACGTCTGCCTCGTCTTCAACTTCGTCGTGGGTGACGTCGGCGCAGATTGGACGGCCTTGTGGATGGGCGGCGGGGCATGGCCCGACTTCCGCGAACACGCTACCCGCGGCTGCGCGTTGGCGCTGGTCGAGGAAGCGTTCGGGGTCAGCGACGTCACCGTCCGCCCCATCTACGTCGACGGCGAGGTCGACCGGTGGGCCCTGAACTCCACGCAGATCATGGACCTGCGGAAGGGCTGGAACAGCGTGCTCGGCGTCGGTCCGACCCGCGCGCACGCCCTCGTCGCGGCTATCGAAGCCGCAGGGGGTGCATCGTGACGATGGCATGGGTTCGAAACCACTACGGCGTGCCGGCGAAGCGCGGGCGACTGGTCGAGGTCTACTACAGGCCACAGGGCTGGGGGCGTCTCCCGGCAGGGGACCCGCGCAGGTGGCGGCTCGCAAAGCGCGGGCGAATCACCAGCGCATCCTGCTACATTCACGTCGGCGGCGTGCCGTTTCACCCAACGCAGGGGGTCGTCTACCTCGACGACGACGGCACCGTCCTGATGGACACACGCAAAGCCGCAGGGGGTGCGTGATGACCACCTGCACCCGATGCGGCTGGCCAACCCTGCTGCCTCCGCTCTGCACCGCGTGTTCTGACCGCGATGCAGAGAAGCAGGCCGAAGCCATCGCCGAGGCCGACGCCCGTGCGAAGGCCGTGCACGAGTTCTACTCGACGCCCCGGTGGGTGGTCGACGAGGCCCTCGACACCATCGAGCACATCGCCGACCAGCACGACGCCGAGCTCGGGGCGGTGCTCGCCGCCGCGCAGGCCGGCGCCCTCGTCGTCGACCCCGCCATGGGTGGCGTCGTCCGCGACGGGCGCATCGTCGAGCGGCCTGTGTACCTCGACGCGCTGCGCGAGCGATTCCCGAACGTGGGTGGCGCCGACTGCCGGCACACGTCGGCCGCGACGCACATCGACGGCACGCATCTGTGCCCGTTCGAGATGCTGCGACGCGACCTGCTCGACGGCTGCGTCCTCGCCGCCACGAACCCGCCGTTCAGCCTGTACCGCCGATTCGTCGAGCGCGGCCTCGAGGTGGCCGAATCGGTCGTCCTGCTGCTGCCTGTGGGCGTCATGGAGGTGCGACGACGCACCACCGCCGAGGACGTCGCGTGGTGGCGGAAGTACGGGCCGCGGTGGCTCGTCACCCACCGGCGCATCCGGTTCGGTGGGGCGACGAGCTCGGCGTTTCAGTTCTACGCGCACTTCGTCTGGATGCGTGCCGACGTGGGCAGCGGGATGCTGCCGCGGATGGTGTCGGCGGACGGGGTGGCAGCGATTCAGCAGGCGCGGAGGGCGGCGTGAAGGACATCGACATCACATGGCTCGCAACCGCGCGACAGAAGCTCCCCACCGGCGAGGGGCATATCGTGCCGCTCGACCGGCCGACCGCGCGCGACATCACACACGACCTCGCGGCGCGCGCAATCGAGGGGCGCCGGAAGTACGGTACCCTGCTGCGGTGCCATAACGGGCGCGACGCCCTTGTCGATTCGTACCAGGAGGCGCTCGACCTCGTGATGTACCTGCGCCAGACCGTGCTCGAGGGGGGCCAAGGGTACAAGTTCCTGCTCACGATGGCTGAAGCTCTCGCAGTGGAGCTGCGTCGCGAACTGATCGCGACCGGGGTGGCGGAAGCGCGAGCAGAGTGGGAGGCGACGCACATCGCTGTCACAGACATGGACACGGCATGACGATGCCAGCCCCTCAACGGTACTCGGTGCGCGGCCTGCACCGTCGAGCCATGGAGGTGGCGCACGACGGCATGGACCATCGAGCTGCAGGTGACTTCTCGGCCGCTGCTTCGGCGTTCGCGGCTGCGCATCACCTGGAGCTCGCCGCCCTCCGCATCGCTCTTCGCAGTGCTGTGTCGCGCCCGACCGCCGTGGTGCTGGCGAGCAGCGCCCGGTGCCTTCGGGAGGCGGCGGAGACGTGCCGGGCGAAGGCGGAGGCCTCCGAAATCGAGGCGACCCGCTGGCGTGGTTGAGCTTGCTGGGCTGATGTGATTGGTTCCCGCCATTCGACAGGCGGAAGGGGATCCAATGCTCCATGAGTACGTTCGTTCGGTCGTTGTTGGGAAGATGCACGTGACCGGCAAGCCCTCTCGTAGGACGTCTCCCGACGAGGACGTCTTCCAGTGGCGGTGGTTCCAGACGATCCTCAACGACCTTGAGGCTTCGACCAGCTCGAGTCCGCACGTCTACACCGAAGACGAGGCGGCAGGTGTCCGCAGATTGCTCGCCCTGACCGATGTCAAGCGAGTTGACGACGAGGGGCGGATGTTTGCCCTACACATCGTCGGCGCGCGTTCAGACATTGCGAATCCGGCATTCGTGCAGTCCGCGCCCTTGTTCAAGGTCCGCGCTGCCAACAAGCTGCCCGACGAGGATTCTGGATACTCCTGTCACGTCCTGGTGGATACGCGTCCGCCAAAATGGAAGGAACACGCCTTGGTGTACCGGGAGAAGGTGCCGACGATCGGCGCGAAGTCGGTCGACGCGATCTTGAATAGCGCGATCAGGGAGTGGGTCTCCGCGAACCCAACGAAGTTGACGAACTCACTTCACCCGGACCACTCCGGCCCATTCTTCGTCAAGGTCGCAACGAAGCTACTTCCGAATCTGAAGCTGAAAGACGCGATTCAGTCTGGTCGGGCTATCGATCTCGTTCGGCTTGAGGGCCTGAAGGCTCCGGATGACATGGACAACCCCAATTCCGACTTCGTCAGCCACCACCTGACAATGCGCCCGAGAACTGGCTCAGACACCCCCCTGGAGCGACTCAAGAAGATCTGCCTATGGGGCAAGTTGAAGGGGTTCGACCAGTTCACGGTTACGATTGAAGGGTCCGGGCCGAAGTCCGTCCGATTCACAGACCCCGAGGAGGCTGGAGAGGCGCTGCTCGGTGAGATGTACGAGACCGCTCCCGTGGAGACGAAACTGCATCAGTGTCACCAGCAGCTACGAGAGGACATGGTTAGCGAGTTGCTGAAGGTCGCAACCAAGCACCAGAAGATGAACCCATGAGCGAAGCTGCGAGCAATGCCGGGCTGCGTGTCGCGCTGAAGGTCTTCACCGTCTTTCGGTACCTGAAGATGCGGCACCCGGAGAAGAACATCTACGACTACGGCCTTCCGATCGCCTTGGCCGGAATTCTTACGTGCATCGACGCGTGCTTCTTCGACGCATCGGTGCTCATCGCGCCCGGCATCATGCTCTCGAAGCCGATTGCCGCCCTGCTGCTCGTCTTCACTGGCGTCTTCACGGCGGCAATGGGTGTCGTCGCCGCGCTCGACTCACCGTCGCTTCGCAGCAGAACTTCAGTCGTCCTCGACGACTCCAAGATCACGCGACGAACGCTCGTGATGTCGATCTTTGCCTACCTTTCGGTGCTGTCTCTCACCCTCTACTGCGCAAGCACGATGCTGGAGATCGGATCAACATGGTTCATGTCGTGGACGCTCGGGTGGCGCATCGTGCTCGCGGCCATCTACTACGGCCTTCTGTCCCAGTTGGGCAGTGTCACGCTCGTGGGTCTCCACTATCTGACCGACGAAGCGCAGAACGGGTCCGACGAAGCGCAGAACGGGTCCGACGAAGCGCAGAACGGGTCCGACGAAGCGCAGAACGGGTCCGACGAAGAGTAGAACGGATCCAGCGAGTTAAGGTCACCAGCAGCCGCCCGACCTCGACAAGAGGGCAAGCACTGCCACGACCACAAGATACACCGCGGCCCCAGGAAGCATGATGCCGAGCGGATCGCGCTTCACTCGGGAATCCCGGTGAAGAGCTCGCGCGCCGTGGCACCGTCCTCGTCGAGCACCAGCACCGAGGTGTCCGGCCAGAGCTTCCGCAACTGCAGCAGAACGTCGTCGAGCAGCGGGCCGGTCACGATGTCGATTCGCCGCCCGATTCGGCACCGGCCGACCTCGTACACCTCGGCCCGATAGCCGACCTCGGTGCGCTCCACGAACGCACGGCGATCCGGGTAGTCGCTCATGGCTCTACCTGACTCGTGACGGAACTCCGCCCCGACCAGCGATTGCTGTGGGTGCGACGACCGTAGCGTGTCGTCATGGCCCCCGTCGACGACATCGCCACGCGGCCATGGGATCGACGCTCCGGCGAGACGGCGCGCGCCTTCACCGCGTTCAGCACGTACCTGCGACTCGGCCCTCGCCGGTCGTTGGCGGCGGCGTTCGCCGCGGACTCGGCGCACCGGAGAAACACCGGAGGAACACCGGAGGAAGGAACACCGGCCCCGAGGCACTGGGAGAGGTGGTCTGCAGCGCACGAGTGGGTCGCCCGCGCCGAGGCATGGGACCAGCACGAGCTCGAGCAGCTTCGCACCCGGCGCGAGGTCATCCGAGAGAAGGCCCGCGAGCGCATCATCGAGCGCATCGACGAGCTGACGGACACCCTCGTCGACATCGCCCTCGGCAAGGTCACCCTCGTCGACGGCCGGGCCGACCGCGCCCGTGTCGCCGCAGTGCAGGCCGCGCTCGAGCTCGCCGGCATCGGCAAGCTGGAGCCGCAGCGCGTCGACGTCGAGGTGACGGGTCCCGGCGGCGGTCCGGTGGCCGTCAGCGTCGAGCACCGCAAGCGAGCCGTTCGGGCCGTCCTCGACGGCGTGTCGCCCGAAGCTGTCGACGCCCTTCGCGAGATCGCAGAGCGCGCCGCGACGGTCGAGGTCGAACGCGACCGTGACGGGACGGACTCGACATGACCGCACCCCTCGACCTGACGACGCTCATCCCCGATGCGTGGCGCCTCTACCCAGACACGTACGCGCACCGGATGTCGGGAGGTCGGTGGCAGGCGTACCGGCACCTCCGCATCCTCTCTCGCACCATCCACCGAGCGATCCGCCGCGGCAACGGCCGGGTCATCGTCTCGATGCCGCCGCGGCACGGCAAGTCGGAGTTCACGTCGTACTGGTTGCCGACGTGGTTCCTCGACCAGCACCCGGACAAGCGGGTCATGATGGCGAGCTACGGCGCCGAGCTCGCGCAGGGGTTCAGCCGCCGGGTGCGCGACACCCTCGCCCACCACCCGCTCGCATGGGCGCGCCCACGGGCCAGCGACGGCGCCGCCCACCGCTTCGCGTTGCCCGAGGGCGGCAGCATGTTCGCCACCGGCGTCGGCGGACCCGCGACCGGCAAGGGCGCCGACCTCGCGATCATCGATGACCCGGTGAAGAACTGGGAGGACGCGCAGTCACAGAGAAAGCGTGAGGCCGCCGTCGACTGGTTCAACTCGGTCCTCTACACCCGCGTCGAGCCCGGCGGCACGATCGTCGTCGTCATGACCCGATGGCACGAGCGCGACCTAGCCGGGTGGCTTGAGCACGAGCACAGCGACGAGTGGGAGATCGTGCGCATGCCGGCGTTGGCCGAACCGGGCGTCGACCCTCTCGGCCGCAACATCGGCGACCCGCTGTGCCCGGAGCGGTACGACGCCGAGACGCTGAACCGCATCCGGATGGGCGTCGGGTCACGCATCTGGGCCGCGCTCTACCAGCAGCGACCGGCGCCCGCAGACGGCGCTCTGTTTCGTCGCGAGTGGCTCGCCAACCGGTTCGCGACACCGCCCGCGGAGTTCGACCGCCTCATCCAGTCGTGGGACCTGTCGTTCGGCAGTGACTCCGACGCGGCCTCGTACGTCGTCGGCGCGGTGTGGGGTGCGAAGGGCGCACGCCGGTACCGGCTCGACGAGTGGCGGGCGCGGGCCTCGTTCACCGAGACCCGGCAGGCGATCCGCGACATGACCGCGAAGTACCCCGGGGCGCGGCCTGTGCTCGTCGAGGACAAGGCGAACGGCCCGGCGGTGATCTCCGACCTGCAGAACGAGGTGGTCGGCATCCTGCCGGTGAAGGTGCAGGGGTCGAAGTACGCGAGGGCGGTGTCCGTGACGCCGTCGTTCGAGGCTGGGCAGGTGTGGCTGCCCGCGAACGTGCCGTGGGCGGGAGGGTACGTCGAGGAGCTCGTGACGTTCCCGAACGGGGCGAATGACGACCGGGTGGACGAGACGTCGCAGGCGTTGAACTACCTCAACGACGGGGTGGGGGCGCTGTCGTGGTGGTGAAACCACAGTGGATTCAACACCTTGCCGGAGGTGTCCCAAAAAGAAGCACCCTCACAGTTGCGAGGGCGCTTCCGGGGTATACCCTTGTGGGCATCGCTAGAAATGACCGGACAGGGCCACGGCTAGCGAGGGCCCGTGTGGCGAAATTGGCAAACGCAGACGTCTAGAAAACGTCCGATGTGAGAGTCTTGCGGGTTCGAATCCCGCCACGGGTACTAAAATAGGGGTGAAACGATTTTTCGCAACCATTTTGAGATAGGCCGCTGGCCGAGATCCCGACGACGTCAGTCGCAGGGGTCGAGGGTATAGAGATCGGGCACCACCGTGCCCCGGCCCACCCGTGCTCAAGTTCCGCTTCGACGCCCTGATCAACGCCCTCTCCGGGCTCGGGGTCCTCGGCCGCGACAAGGCGACCGCGACGAACGTCGGTGCCGTCCGCGAGCTGACGGACCCCGAGCTTGAGGGCCTCTACCGCGGCAACTGGTTCGCGCGCCGCATCGTCGAGGGCCCGCCTGGCGACTGCGTCCGGCGCGGGTTCCGCGTTACCGTCGGCGAGGTGGGCAACCTCGAGGAGGGCGAGCCCTTCGCCGCCGCACTCGACGATCTCGACCTCGCCACGCACCTCGCCGGCGCGCATCGCTGGTCGCGGCTCTTCGGCGGCGGCGCCGTCGTCCTCGGTATCGACGACGGCCGCGACGCCGCGATGGAGGTCGACGAGGCGAACATCACCGCCGTCCGTGTCCTCGGCGTCTACAGCCGCGTCGAACTGTCTCCGGGTGACACTGAGACCGACCCCTCGCGTCCGTGGTACGGGCTGCCGGTCTGGTACGACGTCACGCCGCTGTCGGGCTACGAGACGATGCGCGTGCACGCCTCGCGCGTCCTCCGCTTCGACGGCGAGCCCTGCACGCCCCTGCGACGCATCCAGCGGCAGGGATGGGGCGACTGCGTCCTGCAGTCCGCGTGGGACGCGATCGCCGGCTACGGGTCATGCACGCAGGGCGCCGCCCACATCGTGCACGAGTACGAGGTGCCGGTGATGAAGGTGAAGGGCCTGCGCGACCTCGCCATGTCGCCCGGCGGCAGCGAGAAGCTCGCCCAGCGCATGACGGCGTTCAGCCTCGGCAAGGGCATGGCGAAGCTCGCCGTCATCGACGCCGAGGGCGAGGACTTCACGCGCTCGACCGCGAACGTGTCGGGGCTCGCTGACCTGTGGGACCGCTTCGCGCTCGACCTGTCCGCCGCGGCACGCATGCCCGTCAGCAAGCTGTTCGGCACGCCACCGCGCGGTCTGTCGAGCGACGACGAGTCCGGGGCCCGCTGGTACTACGACGAGGTCGCTGCGATGCAGGCCGAGCGGTACCGGACGCCGATCCGCTACGTGTGCCGCCTGCTCGCCCTCGCCGGCGTCGTCGACGTCGACCCGGATGACTCGATCGACGTCGAGTTCGCGGCGCTCGACGAGCCGAGCGAGCTCGAACGCGCCGACGTCCGTCTCAAGGACGCGCAGGCCGACAAGATCCACTTCGAGATCGGCGCGATCGACGGCGAGGACGTGCGCACCTCGGCCTACGGCGGCGCCCGGTACTCGAGCACGCGGTCCGTCGACACCGACTCGCCGGCCGGTGGAGGGATGAACGATGGCGACCCGGACGCGTAGCCTGCGGGCACCTGTTCGCCGGGCGCTCCGTGCCGCCCATCCCGACCGCATCGCCGCCCGCTACGCCAGCCGCCTCGTCGCCATCGTTCGCCGCATGTACGACGACGACGTCGTCGCCGAGCTGGTCCGGCACTTCGAGCGCGAGGCCGCGGCGTACGACGCTCGGCGCGAGGACGACGAGCGAACGGATGCGGGCCGCGCGGGGCAGTCGCCGTTCGAGGCGTTCGAGGGTCGTCTCGGCCTTCGGTGGGGTGCGCTCATCGACCGGCAGAACCCCGCGCAGACGGCGCTACCGTTCGGCACCGAGACGGGGATGTTCCAGAAGGACCAGTACGGCCGCACCGTTGGCGCCGTGCTCGCGGTGGACCCGCTGCGCAGCGAGCCGTGGTTGGATCCGGTCATGCGGACGTGGAGCCGCGTGAACGCCGGGCTGATTCGCAGCCTCGGCCCGAAGGCCGTCCGCGACGTCCGTGTCGCCGTCGACGAGGCATGGCGGTCGGGTCGATCGACGGGCGAGCTGCAGCGCATGCTTCGGGAGCGCTTCGGCGTCACCTCGCGCCGCGCCGAGCTCATCGCCCGCGACCAGGTGGGCAAGCTGAACGGCGGCCTCTCGGCGCTGCGGCAGGCCGCGGCCGGCGTCGAGGAGTACATCTGGCGGACCGCTCGCGACGAACGCGTCCGGCAGCGGCATGCGGACCGCGACGGGGAGCGGTTCAGCTGGGCGTCGCCGCCGGATGACGGGCACCCGGGGCATCCCATTCAGTGCCGTTGCACGCCCGAGCCGGTACTCGACGACCTGCTCGACGAGGACGCATTCGCCGAGACGGGGACGATCGAACATGCCGAACGCGTCCGAGACCTGCTCGACGACGTCGTCGATGGCCTCGCCGTGCCCGGCATGCGCGGGGCATGGCTGGACGCGATTCGCGCGTCGCTGCCCACGATCGCGACGATCCGGGCAGCTTTGAGCGGCAGCGCCGTCGGACCGGAGGAAGAGCCGCCCGAGGACACACCCCCCGAACAGGGGGGCGGAGACTTCGCCCCCCCGGCGAACCTCGAGGAGGCGCGCGCGAGGCTCCGGCGCTTCGGCATCACGTTCGGCGACCCGGCGACCGAAGAGGGGCTCGACCCGCTGCAGGACATGTTCCGCCGCAACCCGGCGGC